ACCTCGTCCGACTTCGCGAAGCTGCTCGCGCGCCCGAACTCGATCATGTCGCCGTACGCCTTCTATCGCTGGACGTCCGCGACTCGCGAGACGTACGGCGAGGCCTTCTGGCTGAAGGTCCGCGACACCGACCATCGCGTCGTCCAGCTCCTCCCGATGCACCCGTCGCGTACCGCGGTCGAGCGCAAGGAGGACGGGAGCGTCTGGTACGTCTTCACCATCGGCGTCGCCTCCGCTGGTCTCCTCCGCGTCCCCGCCGACGACGTCGTCGCCTTCCTGGCGTACAACCCCGACGAGCTCATGCGTGGTCTGTCCGCGCTGGAGCCGCTGCGCACGACGCTCCTGAACGAGGACGCAGCGCGCCGCGCGACGTCGTCCTGGTGGAAGCGCGGCGCTCGCCCGTCCTTCTCGCTGTCCACGGACGGCAAGCTCTCGGACGGCGCGATCAAGCGCCTGCAGGCGCAGGTCAACGCGCAGCACGCGGGCGCGGACAACATGGGCGGCACGCTGGTCCTCGAAGAGGGCATGAAGCCCATCGTCACGCAGCTCTCGGCTGAAGACATGCAGTACATCGAGACCCGCAAGTTGAACATGCAGGAAGTCTGCATGGTCTACGACATCCCGCCGCCCGTCGTCCACATCCTCGACCACGCGACCTTCTCGAACATCACCGAGCAGATGCGGAGCATGTACCGCGACTCGATGGCCCCCCGCCTGGAGGACCTGGAGTCGACGATCAACTTCAGCCTCGCCCCGGAGTTCGGGAAGCCTGGCCTGACAGCCAAGTTCGCCCTCGACGAGGTCCTGCGCGGCGACTTCGAGACTCGCGCTACCTCGGTCTCGACGCTGATCGAGCGCGGCGTGATGAAGCCCTCCGAGGCCCGCGTCCTCTTCGACCTGCCCGACGCTGGCGAGAAGGCCGACCAGCTCTACGCGAACGCCGCCCTGCAGAAGCTGGGCACGCCCGCTGAGCGTATCTCGATCACCGCGGCGGCTGATGCCTCTCCGCAGGACGACACCGACGTCGCTGACGCCGAGCAGACGATGGGCGACACCCCTGTCGCGAAGCCTCCACCGCCGACGCGATCTCTGATCCCGGCGAAGCCCGCACCACCACCGCCAACCCGCCGAGGCGGGCGACCTCCGAAGAAGGAGAAGGCATGAACGTCATCCGCAAGGATGCAACCATCTCGCCCACGGGCGATGACGGAGACTTCCCCGGCACGTTCGAGGTCGTCCTTTCCGCGCCGACGCTCGACCGCGACGGCGACACGCTGATGTCGGAGGACTGGAAGCAGCCGCTCCCGGACCACATCACCTTCGACAGCGACCACGGCATGTCGGTCGCCACGACCGTCGGCTCCGGCGTCCCGGAGATCGACGAGTCGACCGGCAACCTGATCGTCCGCGGCACCTACTCGTCTCTCCCGCGTGCACAGGAGGTTCGGACCCTCGTCAATGAGGGCCACATCCGCACCACCTCCGTCGCCTTCATGACCGAGAAGACGCAGAAGGACGGCAAGCCCGGCACCGTCCGCGAGCTGCTCAACGGCGCGTTCGTCGCCATCCCGAGCAACCGCGAGGCGCTGGTCCTGGCCTCGAAGTCCTTGGCCGCGAAGGCTGGCGCTCGGAACTCGAAGACGGACGCCGAGCACCTGCAGACCGCGCACGACCACATGGTCGCGGCTGGAGCTGTCTGCGCTCCTGACGCTGAGGCGAAGGACTTCACCCCTGCCGAGGACGAGGGCGATCCGGTCGACACCGGCGCTCTCGCTCAGGCGGTCGACGCCCCGCTCGACGAGGCGCTCTCTCTTCTCTCCGCGCTCGACGTGGAGAGTCTGCCCGCTGAGGTTCAGCAGGCCATCGCGCTCGTCCAGGCCGCCGACGCGGCTGTCGACGAGCTCCTGGACGCCCTTGGCGTCGCAGACCCGGACGAGGACACGCCGTCCGCCGCCGCCGACCCCGCCGCCGCCGATGAGGCCGCCGCGAAGTCCGCCGCCGCTGATGAGGTCGAGTCCTTGGACGTGCAGGTACGGGCACTGAAGGCGTTCATGAGCGCCTTCGTCGCCGAGTAACAACCCCAACCCGTTACGGCCCGCGTCGCTTTCGACGACGGGCTTCCCAGCATGCCCAAGGAGGCATCACCCCATGAGCGCACTGCTCGAAGCCAAGAACGGGATGCGCACCCTGGCCGCCAAGGCGAGCCAGACCGTGTCCGACAACAGCCTGACCATGGCTGAGAAGAAGAACGTCCTCGACAACATCGACGTCGACATGAAGGCCTACGCCGAGACCATCGCGGTCCACGAGCAGGCCTCTCGTCTGATGGCTGGTGGCGAGGCCGCCGTCGACGCGAAGTCCAGCGACGAGCAGGAGATTCGCGCCAAGAGCCTCGGCGAGCAGATCACCGACTCCGAGGCCTACCGCCAGGCCGTCCTCGCGAAGGCCGCGGGCTCGCGCTTCTCGCACACCACGGAGATCAAGGCCCCCGGCCTGATGACCGAGGGCACCGGCTTCGCTGGCGGCTTCCCGAACGGCACCGCCGGTCCCGCGATCATGCCGGACTACCTGCCCGGCATCGTCGACCTGCGCTTCCGCAAGCTGGTCATCGCCGATCTGTTCGCGCAGGGCTCGACGACCAGCAACCAGATCAGCTACGTGAAGGAGACCGCGTTCAACAACGGCGCGGCCCCGGTGGCTGAGGGCACCAAGAAGCCCCTCTCCGACGGCAGCATCGCTCGCGTCAACGAGCAGGTCGGCAAGATCGCCCACCTGATGAAGATGACGGACGAGATGGTCGCCGACGCGCCTCAGTTCCGCACCTTCATGGAGAACCGGCTCGTGTTCGGCGTGAAGCTCCGCGAGGACAGCGAGCTCCTGACCGGCACCGGCTACCCGTCGGTCCCCGGTCTGCTGGGCCGCTCCGGCATGCAGTCGGAGATCGACCTGGCTGGCGCGACCTCGCTGGCTGGCATCGAGGGCGTCTTCTCGCAGATCACCGCGATCCGCACGAACGCCTTCGTCGAGCCCGACGCCGTCGTGATCAACCCCCTCGACTGGGAGAAGATCCGCCTCGGTAAGGACGCGAACGGCCAGTACTATGCAGGTGGCCCGTTCGTGGGCTCCTACGGCCAGGGCGGCTACAGCAACGTCTCCGAGCTGTGGGGCCTGCGCGCCGTCATCACTCCCGCCATCGCCGAGGGCACCATCCTCGTCGGCGGCTTCCAGGAGTGCGGCCAGGTCTTCCGTCGGCAGGGCATCACTGTCGAGCTGACGAACTCGAACCAGGACGACTTCGAGAACAACCTGATCACGGCCCGCGCTGAGGAGCGTCTGGCCCTCGCCGTCTACCGCCCCGGCGGCTTCGGCGTGGTCAAGCCCACCTGGGCCTGATCAACCCCTGAGTGACTGAGCGGCGGCCTGGACGACACTCCAGGCCGCCGCTGCTCGCTCCCGTCCCTACGAAGGGCTCCTTCATGCTCGACGAGTACCGCTGCGACAACTACGAAGAGATCATGGCGAAGACCGACAAGGTCGTCTCCACCAAGGTCATCGAGTCCCCCGAGACTCCGGCCCCTGAGAGCTCCGACGCGACCGTCGAGACCAAGGCCGTGTGATGGCCGAGCTGCTCTCGGTCGATCAGTACGCGGAGCTGACCGGCAAGACGATCTCCTCGCTCGCCCTCGAAGGCGCGAGCGGCATCGTCCGCGACTTTTGCGGCTGGCAGATTAGCTCCTTCACTGACGCCGTCGAGCAGCTCGACAGCGACGGAGGAGCCGTCCTCTTCCTGCCCTGCTTGCAGGTCTCGGACGTCTCCTCCGTCACCGTGAACGGCGTCGACCGCTACGGCACCGCGTATCTCCCTCCGGCGTCGTCCGATTGGGATTGGTACGCCGACGGTCGCCTTGTCTGGCAGGGCTTCTGCCCGCAGACCTGGTATCCCGGCCCGCGCCGCTACACCGTCACCTACTCCGGCGGCTTCGCCGACGTCCCGCCCGCCGTGCAGATGGTCGTCCTCTCGGTCACCGAGCGCATCTCCGCTCCGTCCGCGATCCACCAGAAGCTCTCGAACGTCGGCGGCATCCAGTCGAACACGACGTACTCCGTCAACACCGACTCGAACAGCCTGACCGACTTGGAGAAGGCGGTCCTCTCGCCCTACCGCATCCGGCAGGCGCGATGAGCTACGACCTGCCCGACTCCATGAATCAGGTCCTCACGGTCATCCGCAAGGACAAGTCGACGGTCCGCGACGACTACGGCAACAAGGTCCCCGGCCCCGAGGTCCGGCACGACATCGCACAGTGTTCGATCCAGCCGCTCCTCGGAGTCGCGTCGGTCGAGACCCTCGCCATGGACGTCGACCAGGTCGTGACGCGCTGGCGTTTCTTCGCGCCGCCGGACGCCGATGTCGTTGTCTCCGACCATGTCTCCTGCTGGGCGGGCGACTTCGAGGTCGACGGCGACCCCGTCACCTGGCCCGGCGAGGACGGGCTTCCCCATCACCGCGAGGGCTACCTGAAGAAGTGGAGCGGCTGATGTTCAAGTTCATCCCGGACTACTCCGGCATCGGCGAGCTGATGCGCAGCGACGAGGTCCGGCAGGCCCTCGCGCACACCTCCGAGGAGATGCTCCCCATCGCACAGGGCCTCGCCGCACAGGCGAATCTCCCGGCGTACGCCGCCGCTCTCCGCGTCGAGGATGGGACGCGCCCGAAGGGCCGCCCCTTCTCGCGGTTGATCGCTGACGACCCGGACGCGACGGCCATCGAGCACGGAGACACGCACGTCCCGCGTCGGCGCATCTTGGGCCAGACCGCGAACGCCGTTGCGAGGTCTCGCTGATGGCCTTCTATCAGGTCGGCCCGTTCGATGAGTGGCCTGACACCGAGCGCGTCGTCGTCGCATGGCTGACGCTCCAGCTCCCGGACGTCCCCGTCCAGACTGAGGTCGACGACGAGCTCGCCGACTCGCTTCCGCTGCTTCAGGTCCAGATGGTCCCCGGCGGCGCGAACGATGGCCTCGACGAGGAGAACCTCGTCGACGTCACCATCTACGCCTCCGACCGTGCGTCCATGTGGACGACCGCTCGGCGCGCACAGGCCGCCATGTTGCGGCTGTCCACGCAGACCGTCGCAGGCGCGACCGTCGACTGGGTCTCCGTCGACAACGGCGCGGGCGAGGTTCCCTACTCGAACCCCGCGATCCGCCGTGCCGTCGGCACCTACCGAATCACCACACGGGCGCAGACGACCGCTGTCTGACCTGCACCAGCTCACAACCACTTCAGGCCCCCTTTGCGGGGCCTCTTCCTTTGGAGGAACCCATGGCAGCCACCTCTGTCGAGGCTGTGCAGGCTCTGCGCAACGACCTCATCCGTAAGTTCTCCGTCGGTGCGGCCATCTTCGCCGACTACTCGGCCCCGACCATCGCCGACATCTTCGACTCGACCGGCACCACCCTGCAGGCCCTTCCGGCTGGCTACGCCTCCGCGGGCTTCGTCGACACCGCTGGCCTCGCGACCTCGCGCTCCATCTCCGTCTCGGACGTGACCGCCTGGCAGACCGCCGAGGTCGTGCGCTCCGACGTGGACAGCGACAAGCTCCAGTTCAAGGCGAAGTTCATGGAGACCAACGCCGTCACCATCGCGCTCTCGCAGAACCGCAACCTCTCCGAGGTGACGCTGGGCTCCCGCGTGGTCCTGGACCGTTCGGACACCGGCAACCAGCCGCTCCGTCGCCTGCTGATGCTGGGCCACGACACGCAGGACGACGTGATCGTCGGGCGCTTCCTGCCCCGTGTGAAGGTCACCGCGGTCGGCGACTCCGTCTGGTCGCGGGCGAACCCGACCGACCACGACATGACCATCGACGCCTACAAGGACACCGTCTACGGCACCTCGGCGCGTTGGTTCATCGGTGGCCCCGGCTGGCTCGCGCTGGCGAACGGCGCTGTCACCGGCATCGCCGTGACCCCGACCTCGAAGGCGCTGACCGTCGCTGCTGGCTCTGGGCACACCTGCCAGCTCTCCGTGACCGCGACCTACACGAACTCCGCGACCGCGGACGTCACCGCGTCGGCGAGCTACACCAGCTCGAACGCGGCTGTCGCCTCTGTGGCCGCGGGCGGCCTGGTCACCGCGGTCGCCGTCGGCACCGCCACGGTCACCGCCACCTACCAGGGCCAGACCTCGACCTGCACGGTCACGGTCTCCTGATGACCAGCGGGGGCGTCGTGCTGGTGAGTCACGTCGCCCCCGCGCTCTTCACTCACCACCTCCTGAAAGTAGGCTCACCATGGCTCGCTCCACGACCCCCGCTCCGCGCAACCGCTACAAGCTCGCCGAGGCGAAGCAGCAGATGGCCGACGCTGTCGGCGGCGCAGACATCGAGATCGACCTGGACAACGGCTCCACCGTGTCGATCCCGCACCCCCTCTTCTACTCGACCACCGTGAAGCGCGAGCTGAAGGCGCTCGACGAGTCGGACAGCGAGGGCATCGCCCGCGTCCTGCTCGGCGACGACTTCGACACCTACATCGAGTCCGGCGCGGACGTCGAGGACCTGCAGTTCATCCTCATCGCCGCGCAGCAGGACACGCAGGACCACCTCGCAGGCCGGACCCGCCCTACACGATCCTGAGCGTCCTCGGGGAATACCCCGAAGCCGTAGAGGCGGCGCTGCTCGGCGAATACGGCTATGACGTCATCGCGGCCTACTGGCGCGGAGAGATCAGTCTCCGCAAGGTCCGCGTGATGGTCGAGCACCTACCGCCGAGCAGCGCCGCCCACCGTGCAGCGCTCGGGCATTCGTGGCGAGACACCGAGTATCTCCTCGCCGAGCTCAATGACCGCGTCGGCAGCCTCTTCGAGCTGACGCGCGCCGTCAACTCTGAGGACGACGCCACCTTCCATACGCCGCAACGCATCCCGCGCCCCGGCGACCACGAGCGCGAGGCCGAAGAGGCTGCACGCCTCACCGCCGAGAAGCGCTCCGTCATGTCGCTCATCGACCAACTCCTCCCGAAGGGCTGACCCATGGCACGCGCTGGCGCAGTATGGATCGACGTTCTCCCCAACATGGCGCTCTTCGGCAGGACGGTCGCCGCGGAGTCCAAGCTCTCCCTCGCGGGCCTCGGTACGAAGGCAGGCTCCGAGTACGGGAACGCCCTGAGCCGCGCTGCCAAGTCCGGCATGCGCGGCCTGGGCGCGTCCGTCGGCGCTGAGCTGAAGCTCGCCTCCGCGCAGGCCGCCGCCGCCGTCGACGAGGCCTCGGCGAAGATCGCCGTCGCCCGCGACCGCGAGGCGAAGGCTGCAGGTGCCGTCCGCGTCGCCGAGCTGAAGCTCCAGGAGCTGCGCAAGACTGGCAAGGCCTCCGGCTCCCAGCTCGCCGCCGCCGAGGAGCGTCTGGCAACCGCCGAGCGCGGTGTCGCTACGGCGGCCCGTGGATCGGCTGCTGCGACAAAGGAGCTCACGCTCGCGCAGGAGCGCGCTGGCGTCGTCGCGAAGGCGGCGGGCGAGTCCTCTGTCGTCGCGGGCTCCCGCCTCTCCGCGTTCGCCGCGAAGGGCGCTGCAGGGCTGGACCGCCTCGGCTCGAAGATGGGCGAGACGCTGAAGACGGGCGCGAAGCTCGGCGGTCTGTTCGCTGGCTTCGAGGTCGCGAAGTTCGTCGGCGGCTCCCTGAAGGCCGCGGGCGACTTCCAGCAGGAAACGAACGTCCTCGTCACCGCCGCGGGCGAGACGACGAAGAACCTCGGCCTGGTCCGCAAGGGCATCCTCGACATCGCCGCGACGACCGGCACCGACTGGAAGAACGCTACCGACGGCCTCTACCAGATCGAGAAGGCTGGCTTCCGTGGGGCCGACGGCCTCACCATCCTCCGCTCCGCCGCTCAGGGCGCGCGGGAGGAGGGGGCGCAGCTCAACACCGTCGCGAACGCGATGACGAGCGTCATGGCCTCGTATCACCTGAAGGCGTCCAGCTCCGTCCAGGTAATGAACGCGATGAAGACAGCGGCGGGCTCAGCGAAGACGACGATGGAGCTCTTCAGCGGCTCGCTGTCGACGGTCCTGCCACTCGCCTCCGCGAACAAGATCAGCTTCGGCGACGTCGCGGGCTCGCTCGCGTCCCTGACGCAGCACGGCACGTCGGCGGATCAGGCGGCGCAGGAGCTCGCCTTCACCATGCGAGGCCTCTCCGCGCCGAACATGGTCGCGCAGAAGGAGATGCAGAACCTCGGCATCGACGCGCAGGACGTCTCCCAGAAGCTCGGCGACGGCCCCGGCGGTCGCGGGCTCGCTGGCACCCTGAACTACCTCTCGCAGGTCGTCCTTCACAGGATGGGGCCATCCGGCAAGGCGCTGCTGAACGTCTTCAACACGAGCAAGGCCGCCGCGCAGGATGCGACGACCATGATGGCGAGTATGGAGCCCGCGACCCGCGCGGTCGCTCAGGCGTACGCCGATGGCTCCATCGACATCTTCAACTACCGCAAGAAGCTCGTCGGCCTGACGCCCGAGCAGGGCGCGCTGATGAAGCAGTTCGCCTCCATGGAGGACCGCGCTAAGGGCTTCAACTTCGCGATCCGCAACGGCATGCCGGGCTCTCACACGTACTCCGAGGCCCTGAAGAAGATGGCCGGAGGCGCGAACGGCCTGAACACCGTCCTGCAGCTCACGGGCGAGTCGATGGGCGGCACGAACACCCGCATCGCCGCGGTCTCGAAGTCGATGGCCGACGGCGGCAAGAACGTCGAGGGCTGGTCCTCCACGCAGGAGCTCTTCAACGTCAAGATGGACATGTTCAAGCAGCGCATCACGACCGCGGGCATCGCTCTCGGCTCGAAGCTGCTCCCCGGCCTGACCGCGTTCGCAACGGGGCTCGTCGACGGCGGCACGGCCATCGCCAACTTCGCCTCGGCGAATGGCTTCTGGCTGAAGCCCCTCGTCGGCACGGTCCTCGCGCTGGCCGCTGGGATCAAGGTCTGGACCGCCGCCTCGGCCATCGCCGCGGGCGTGCAGGCGGGCTTCAACGGCACCCTCGCCGAGGGCGCTGTCGCCACCTCCGCGAACACCGCGGGCATGCTGGCGAGCAAGGTCGCCATGGTCGCCGTGCGCGGCGCGACGCTCGCCTGGGCCGCTGCTCAGTGGCTGGTGAACGCCGCCCTGGTCGACAACCCCATCGGCATCGTCGTCGTCTCGCTGGCGGCGCTGGCTGGCGGCGTCTACTACGCCTGGACCCACTTCTCCACCTTCCGTCGGATCGTCACCGAGGCGTGGACGGCCATCAAGAGCGGCGCGAGTGCCGTGGTCGGTTGGTTCACCGACACCGCGTGGCCCGCGATGCAGGCCGCGTGGTCCGCCATCGGCGCGGGCGCTACCTGGCTCTGGACGCACGCGATCCGCCCGGCCTGGAACGCGATCCAGTCCGGCTGGTCCGACCTCGCCAGCGCCTTCTCGACGGTGTGGAGCTCCTTCCTCTGGCCCGTCATCGCCCTGATCGGCGCTGTGGTCTGGAAGCTGTGGACGCTCTACTTCAAGCTCATCTTCTGGGAGATCACGACCGGCTGGAAGCTCCTCTCGATGGCCTTCCGCGCTGTCTGGAACGACATCCTGCACCCGGCCATCAACGACGTCGCCGCGGCCTTCTCCTGGCTGTGGAAGAACGTCGCCTCGCCGATCTTCGGATTCATCGAGACCCGCTGGCGCACCCTGACGGCGAACGTGAAGGCCGCGTGGGACGACATCCTCCACCCGGCCATCCGCGCTGTCGGTGGGGCCTTCTCGTCCCTCTGGAACAGCACGGCGCGACCCGTCTTCGGTTGGATCAGCGACGCCTGGCACACGATGGTCGGCCACATCAAGTCGGGCTACGACACGGGCGTCTCGAAGGTCATCTCGACCTTCAAGTCGGCCATCGGCACCGTCAAGGGGGCCTTCAAGACGGCGGTCGACGGCGTGAAGACGCAATGGGACCGCATCATCAACATCGCGAAGGTCCCGATCCGCTTCGTCGTCGACACCGTCCTGAACGGAGGCCTCATCGCCGGATTCAACAAGCTCGCGGGCGCGTTCGGTACGCCGAAGATGGCGACGATCCCGCTGCCCAAGGGCTTCTCGGGCGGCGGCTACACCGGCTCCGGCGGCAAGTACGAGCCCGCGGGCGTCGTCCACCGCGGCGAGTACGTCATGGACCAGGGCACCGTCGGGCGCGAAGGCATCTCCGCGCTGGAGGCGCTGCACAAGGGCAAGGCCCGCATCGTCCCCGGCTACGACATCGGCGGCTTCGTCCACGGCATCGGCTCTGGCATCAAGCACGGAGCGAGCTCGGCCTGGAACGGCACGAAGTCCGTTGCGGGCGATGTCTGGAGCGGCTCGAAGGCACTCGCCTCCGCGGTCGCCGATCCGGCGGCGGCGCTGGGCAAGCTGGTCAACGGCCTTCTCGCTCACGTCCCCGGCGCGGGCACGATGCTCGACCTCGCGAAGGGGCTGGGACACAA